AAGCCTCGCCATATACATTACTGGGTCAGGCCTGGAATGTGTTGGTATCGCTGACGGTGTCGGCATCACTGTATTTACTAATGGGGATGGTAATCTTGACTGGTCATCTCTATGCCATTCACCTTGTGTTATATTTAGACTTCCATCGAGCATTACAGCCTCTTGAGTGCGGAGATCATCGACTAGCTCCGCACCCCTTTTAATTCTTAACTCCTGTGTACGATATACCCAGCCCAACAATATCAGCAGAGGTATTTGCGCTAGTAGTAACTTCTGCCATAGTCTCATATGAATACTCCCCTAACGATAGCTACAACAACATGTGTTAACAGATAAATGAGTGCGATAGCCCCCACTATCGCACCCAACTTGTCTATCCAGGTTATTTTGCTATTCATGTTACCACCTTTAATTCACCATGTTTGAGGTCATAGTCCGTTATTTCTACTTCTGTTGGGTCATTCTTATCATAAGGTATTGATGTTATAAAGTAACCCAAACGATTAGCAAACCTATATCCCTGCGATAGTATCCAATCTCCGCCAAACTCTTGCCACGTCCAAACGTATTCCTCTGCTATATCTTTCTCTACCATATATCTTTTGTCCTCCCCTATAGTATCGAAATAGCTGTTAGTCATCCAATCGGTATTTTCCACAAAATAATCATTGCCACGTGGGTTTGTAATTGGTTGATACTTAGTTGCCCAGGTTTTTATATTCCATTGCGAAGCATCAAACATCCTTACTTTTTTCTCTGCTTTTGGGATTTTGATATGGCCTTCTGCGCTTGCTAACTCCGCATACTTGGACATAGGTACATCAGGCAAATCTAGAAACTCGTCTCGCTCTATCCATTCCCCTAGCATTTCCTCAAGTGATACACTCCCTAACTCAGGGAAACCCATCCCTAAATCACACAATCCGAACATGATCCCTGTATTTGGGTCTAACTCTGATATAAGCCAGGTAGCCGCTCCAAGTGGGCTAAACAACTTTATAACTGGCGCATAATCCTTGCTGCCGTTTTTGTTGGTGTCGTGATTACTGACTAACTTCTCATACTGGTCTTTAGTCGCCAGGTATTGACCGTTCTTGTTCTTGATAGGATGGTTATACATTTTATTCCTCCTTGTTAGTTTTAGATAATGCCCACTCTGTTAAATCAAATACATGCTCTCTTTCCTCTACAAATATCTCTGGGTTTCTTAACATGGTTTGCTTTATATCATATGGTAGATATGCGCCAGGTTTACCATTATCTAGTCCGATTGGCTCATTCATTGCATACAGCGTCAATACAGCAAAGTGTCGCGCAGTTTCACCCCTAGGGCTTTTTGTTCTTTTCGCTAGATAATCAACTAGTCGTTTGATTACTTGGTCCTCATCAACTGCGTGTTCCCTTTTAAGCTGGGCGATCTTGGCACTCTCTGCTTCTGTAAGCTTATCACTATCTAGCCAATGGTCGGCAGTTAGGTCATAGCTCTGCCAGAACTCATCAAGTTTGACACCTGTATCGTGGTCTACATTCCTACCGCATTCCTCACATAGAAAATACCACTCGTACTCACTTCTGAAGTGCTTACCTAGTTCCTCATCTGTCATTCCGTAAGGTATTGAACCATCTAACGAAGGGCTACCTTGAAAATAGTAACCTACATAGATAGGTGATTCAAGTTTACGCTGACATTCAGCTAGATATTCGTCTACCTTTAAGCCGTCCTTGATACACTCACAATCACAACTGCCGTCATCCATATACATAATCCTTCCCCTTTTCTAAATCGTCTAAGTGTGTACCATCACTAACTACATCATAGGCTATATCAGGATGTAAGATTATCCTGGTAGGTTGATGTTGCATCCACATATTCATTCCATCATGCCAAAAGGCCTCATTCTCATCCTTAGGGCTTTCCTTGTGTATCTCCTCGTACTTTTCCCAACAAGAGCACAAACCATTTTCAGGCACATCACTGAATATATATGCCTCATTCGTTCCATACCCTTGACACTTAGCACCACCACAGAAATTACAAGTATGATCAAACCCTTGTATATGTTTCATATCAGACTTTTTATATAACTGGTCTAGTTTCCTGTGGGGAAATTCTGTTGCTGCACTATCGACAAACATCGCTACTTTTTCGGACTGTTCGAGATATTGCCTCTCGATTTTCTCGTCCTCAAAAAAGAAATCGCTGGTCATTTTTTTGCGCCTCCACGCACAATTTAATGTACCTAATAGTAACATATCTTGACAAGTTTTGTCAAGGTAAATATGAGAAAATCCTGCCTATATTTAACCCCTATATGTGGGTTGGCTAAAATTTTTTGAGTAACACTGTCAGCTGATGAATTTCCCACATATAGGGGTTTTTGTTATTTATTATTGTTAATTACTGTGAGTACCCAATACGCCAGGAGTAGAAGTAACACCCTGACCAATATACTTTTAATCACTTTAATGCTTTCCTTATAATTTCTACAGCGTCACCTCTGGCAATGTGTGATGGTGTAAATCTAAATACACGCCAACCCAATAATGTAGCATGATTATATTTTTCACAATCTAGTTGAAAACCTTTGCCAGTGACATGACGACCCCCTGACCAGATCCCACCCTCGACTTCAGCAGCTACCATGTCAGAGGGCCAAGCAAAATCAAACCGCCAGCGTCTAGGTTTGGCAAAGGTATATTCACGTTCCCATTTCTTAATATTAAGCGCTTTCATGTGGAACTCTAGCTCTAGCTCTAGGTCACTCTTAACCATATTGCTTAATGCCTGCCTTATCGCCTGCCTGGTCATCTGCAAGGTTGCCATGCCATCGCCACTTAACACTTAAAGCCTTTTGTTTCGCTCTCCATGACATGCAATGCTCTATTAACTGCTCTGGTGTGGGCGCTGATCCCTGCGCTCCTCGCCAGTCATTAGTGTACCAGTCCTCGATTATGGCGTTCCATGCCCACCTTGCTTGAGGGTCAGCACCTGCGATGAACCCAGCCTTGTATAAAGTTTCCACTGCATCCATTACTGCTTCCAGTTTGTGGGTTTTATTATTAGCTGTCCAGAAATCCATAAGCTCCTTACTTAACCCTAATGCTTCTAATATCACTAATAAGGTTATGCGCTTAAGGTCTTTTTCGTATGTTCGTTTCCAATATCCTGGTAAAGTTGTAATATCCATCTAGTGTATACTAGGTGCTCGCTCACCTTCATGCTTCCGTCCATAGCAACTGCACTTCATGCCTTCAGGATGACCGCACCTAACATACTTGCCGTCTTTAATCCATGCTTGATTGTCATAATCGTACTGGATCTCTGGGCGTGTTGCATTATTGTCATCCCATGCTTGAATATTAGTGTCCTCTGTTAAGTGATTATCCAATGTAGTCATTTATCCGTCCAAATAATGTAGTTGTTTTTTTCTTGTCTTTTCTAACTCTATTCTTACTCTTAATCTCTTTCTTAATATAGTCACTATTGTCAGCGTCTTTTGTCACCTCTCCGTCACGATTTGTGACACCATCACGCCATCTTTGCAGTCGTTTACGGTCACGTGCCGATAATGGAGCTTGGCGATCTTTCCACCCATGCACGATGAGCTTATTTTTGCGCTCGATAACCACGCCAGCCTCTTTTAATTGTTCAATTAGTGCAGTCGTTGTGTCCTCTTGCCTTCTCAAACGCCAGGCTAGGTGTTTTATGTCGGGAATTAGACCATCCTTATTGACCTCACCAGCCAATAAGTACAACTCAATAGCCAGGCGATAAAGATTATCGGGCAATGTAGCTACCTTAGGGTCGTCTAACAATTCTATATAAAGCCGTATCCATAATTTGGGTTTATTCATTAAGGCCACTCCTAGCTCGGTTGTGGGTGATACATTGTAATATAGGCAGGTTGTCTATACTTAAGCAGACACTCTGATTGCTGAACAACCTGCCTATATGAGGAGAATAAAAGCACGCACCACACCATGCACGTACTACGCTCTTTCGTTTCCTGGGTCGGTGTCACCCTACCCACTACGCTGCTCCAGTAACAGCGTCTAATACTAGTTTATTAGCCTTGCCTGCTGCCTTGATTTCAGCATCAGACGCATCAGGCGATACAGCAGTTAGCTCTTTGACTGGAATACCTTCGTCTTTGCACTCCTTCCAGAGCTTATCGAACCGATCCCTCAACACATCACTAGACTGCCCAGAGTTCACGCCCATCATTTCCTCCGCAGGAGTGACCTCATAGCCTGCCAAATTCATAATCCATGAGAACGCTAAACGATAAGCCTTGCCTGTTGCCCTAGTTACTGCCATACTTCTGCGAGCATAAGCTGGTCGTTTCTGCCAAGTAGGCTCATCCATGCCCACCATTGCGCTTCCACGCCCGACAACCTGCTGATCGCTGGCTCTAATAAGCTCAACAGTAGCCACTATATCACCGTCTTGTTCCTCTACTGATAACTCTCTAGGCAAAACACCTAACAGTGCGCCTAGTGTCGTCCAGCCCTCCACCTGGACATATGCCTTACCATGTATCTTTATGTATAACTTCCTCGTATCAATCACATCCTTCAAGGTTGTAGCTATCTTAGAGGCAATAGATAAAACTTCCTCTGGTCCACTTGCTACCATAGTGCCTAGATATAGCTCATTTCTTGGTACTATCTGTGTATCCTCATACTCGATTACTGTCGTATCTGTCATTATCTTTTATCCTTTTTAATATCAAGTCTATCAACTTTGTTTTTCTTGCGCTCCATCATTGCATCATGTTTGTGCTGGGGCAAATGGTAGCCCTTAGCAAAAAACTCATCCCAAAAACTATGTCCATCTTTGTCGTCTCTCGGTGACATACCAATTACATCGAATACTCTATCCTCTTTATTCATACCGAAACCCTTAGTTTTTCAAAGTATTTCCTGGCTAAATTAGACAGTGTATTTGGATCTAGTGTTTTTGGGTCGTCCTCTGGCATCTCGATTACTGTATTGCTTTCACGCATACCAGACTCAAACAATGCGATGTCATCACCGAACAGATCAGTGCTATCACCGCTTGTAAAACGTATATTCAGCACCCTAACGTCATCACGATACCAATAACGAGTATAAGTAATCTCATTTAGGTTTACATAATGTGTATCAGGATAACCGCCTAACTCCACGAAAGCATAACTCATGCTGCTACCTCCTTTATTATAGTTTTGTTTTTGACTAACTTTTGATAACAAACCTCACAGTACCGCAGTCCGTCCACCACGTCAGACAACAACTGGTTTTGAATATCTAACTCACAATAGTCACAAGGACTACTTGTGATTTCAAAACGTCCTTCATGTTCCCACCAGGAACTATCGTACTCTAGCCTTGTTTGGTTTTCCACTTGTAAGCTCCTTTGCTTGTTCTAAATACAACTCTAACGCACGTTTGACTGTTGCGCTTACCGTCCGATCCTCCAATTCAGACTGGCGTATTATGTCCTGCTTTAGTTTAGCTGATACATATCCTGCTATCCACGTTTTATTACTCATAATGTGGAGTTTAGCATATACATCAAGGTTTGTCAAATATTTACAACGAGGACATGCGAGTGCGTCAGGCGTTCAACATTTCTGTGCAAGTGATAGATTGCTAGTATAGTCAGGTGTATTTGTTTGTATGTTGGTTTATATTCGTCATCCGCTTACGCCTGACGCTACGGATGGTATTGTCATTATACTATAAACAAGACAACGCCTGGCAAAACCAGGCGTTGTGCAAAGGAGGCATCACACGCACTACGTGGAGGTTAGTGCATAACGTGATGCAGGTATTTTACCATACAGACTTAATCGGTAGGGATCGCCTGGTACTGTACATTGACAGTATTCTCGGTTAGGCTTTCATTATAGAGTCTTAGCCAGTAGCCACCCATCGCAGGTACACCAAATCCTCTACGACTAGACCAACTGTTGCCATCCTCAACATCAGACACATAGCAACCTGTCTGGAGATAGATACGTTCCTGATCGGTCATTAGCCTACCCTGACTACTAATAGTCTCGACTGGCATTGACATACTAAACCTATTGTGTATATGCCCACGCACTATAATGTCGGCATTCGGCCACATTACAGCACTTCGGTTACTCTGGATAGCACCCTTAGTTACAGGCGCATTGCCTCCTACACCATGATGATATTTCATATTAACAGTCTTACGCCTACCACCATTAGCATACTTTAGCTTGAACTGTATCCAGCCTGTGTATGGTCCTATGGTTGGAGCAACGCCAGTCTTTATCTTGAGGTGCGTTGCTACAATAGTTAGTGGATCTATCTCATGCCTACGACGATACTCAAACTCATGGTTGCCCATACTAATCAGGGCTAAGTTCTCTGCGTATGGAGCTAAAAAGTTAGCAGCATCCTCACACACATTGCCAAGATAGTCCTCATCCATAGCATACTCAGGGCGCAGCTCGTGCTTGGCACTTCTGGGATCAAACTTACCACCCATCAAGTCAAGTAAGTCACCTATTATAAAAACAGGTGCGTTACGCACCCTGGCTTGTTCCAAATGTTTACGGATTAGTTTTCTATTACAACCTTTAGCATCAAAATGTATATCACTGATCAGTAGGAAGTATTGTTCCCACTTAGAAGTGTAATCCAGGCGAGTGAAATAACAGCCTGGCGACACCGAAGGCTCTAAACTAGGAATAGTTATTGGCATATATTAGACTGCGAATATTTTACCCACTAGTGCTAATACAGATCCTAATACAACCATTACTAGTCGCATCAACCACTGTATATTTGTTTCTATTGCACTAACACGCTCACTAAGTTTACCCACATCATCCTCCAAGTCGTCCATGCTGTTTGCCATACGTGCATGGTCATTCGCCATGCGTTCTGAACTATGATTAAGTACTTTTATATGATTACGTATTCTATTAAGTATTTCCCTATCGTTCTGTTCCATTATTAGGTCGACCACCTACTATATACGGAATTGGTGTTCCTGTCCATACTTCATGCGGAAAAGAATTACCGCTTGCTGTTGCTATAAATGCGTATGCTGAATGTACTATTGGATCTAAACTATTCACATACATAACGTATTGGTTGCCTTTTACATCCGCACCAACACCCTCTTTAGGGTTCGAAAATTCAGTGATAAGTATCGGTTTATTGCCACGTAAATAATTGCGATAGTAATGCCCTGCATTTCCACGCATCTCATCGTGATTGGTAAAGTAGCAATGCGCTCCGATCCAATCACACTCGTCTACCACACCAGTCGCTACAGCCTGCTGCCAGAACGGCATAGATGCAGTCCTAATATTGGGAATATAATCGCCTGGAGATAGCCCAGGCCATCCTATTTGTACCTCAGGACACGCCCTTCTATACTCACCAGCAGCACGCCTCAGAAAAGCAGCAAACTCACCACCGTTTCTCCAGCAAATATCATGCCCTTCAACATGCAAGTTAGGTTCGTTATGTATCTCAAACATCCTAACCCCAGCCTGATAATGTTTCTTTACGTCCTCATAGGTAGCTTGTAAAAAATCATCTACAGTATTATTTTCCGCAGAAGGTTGCCACATAGCCCTAACTACAAAGTGCATATTAGGATTGATCCTGCGCATTTGCTCAATCGTATCAGGACTTTCGGTGGACAATATCTTAAACGCTTCGATCTTGGCTTCCTTCACCATCGCAGGTATGGCAGGTATAGCTTCGCTACCATGTCCCCAACAAGCATCAGCAGACCCATGCAAGCCCCACAGAGCGTGGCTTGTCGGCTCTATAGACGGCTTGTCAGGATCAGGAGTAGGACTTTGATCTCTTACTACCTTAACTCCTGGATAATACTGCTGAAACCACTGTTCTGCGCCTTCGTGTTTCCCATGCAATATAACTGTACGGTCATCTAGGTTGCCAATACCTGCGTCATCATATGATGCCGTCACGCTACTACGTGCCTCGTAGGCTTCTCTTGCTACCTTTACCCAAGTATCAATAGATGCGTTTTGTTCTACCAGGTGTACAACCCTAGCGTATTGAGTGCGTGGATTGCCTCTATTCATTTCATTATCCACCACCACAGGTCCGGGTTGCCATAATAGTCCTGCTTCGGCTTCTCTTCGTCTGGTGAGAGCTGCGAGTTGCTTACCTCCAGCGTGATCGTAGAGTCTAAGCATTCTTGCAGCATCTCTAAACTCGCCTGAATTACACGCGATAGTAATTTTACTAATCCCACCCACACCAAGATTATAGGCCGCCGATAGTAAAGCCGTTTGTTGGTCGGGCGTAGGTTCGAAAACCAGTTTCTGTTCCAAGCCTTGCGCAAAGTGTTCCAGCGCATCACGCAATCTTGTCTCAGCTTCCTCAATAGATATAATTTCATGTGCATCTTTCGCTCTTGTTCCATATCCTATAGAATAACGCCCACCTCCACCGTCAGCGTATGCCTTCCGACTAAACCCCTCTTGCGCCATTATAAACGCTAGATCCTGCTTACGAATTTCCATATCGTAGTATAATTATATACAATATCAAGCAATAAGACTTTTGCTTGATATATGGGTCAACAAGTTTACATTAAGGCAAAAACCCTGACATTCGAGATCAGGGTTTTTGTGTTAAAGCGTTATAAATGTCCTTACGTAACATATCGCACAATTCCTCTTGACTTTCAGGAGGAACAGGACCAAACATAAAATCCGTTATAAAACAAAGATGCGCCTTATTCATCTCCATCTGTTTGTTTATTCTGATTGTTGCTATCGTGTTCCACGCAGAAAATAGTACAATCACAATTACCAGACAGCTTATAGCTACATCTATCCATGCGTTGTTGTTCTGTTGTTCGCTCATCAGCTTGGCTCATTTAGATACTCCACTCTGTTTTTTATTGTTTTCAGTATAGTAAATACCGACCTTGAACCAACACGCATTCCACGCTTATTGCGTTTTTTGTCCTCACGCTTTTGAGATTTATATTGGCTTTTAGTTCTCATCAGGCTGGCTCCTCTGGATACTCCACATCATCAGGATCATCATAGTCCTGTGGTATATCTCTTAGTTCTTGTCGGTATGCTTCCCAGTCTGACTTATCCTCTAAAGGAAAATCTGCCATCATCACGTAATCACATTTAGCCAGCAGGATATCACGTTTTTCTCTTACATCATCCCACTTATAAGCCTCAACAGCATCATCACGCCAGCCATCTACATCTGCTTGGGATGGCTCATCTATATTTTCGTCCAACCAATTCAAACCAAAACAAGCATCATCTCCGTTCTGATGTTCTCCTAGCTGCACGCCATCGCCTTGATATGTAAATCTAGCTTGCCCTTCATACTTCCAGTCGATAATATCTGTTACGTTTACTGGTATCATTTTTATACTCCTATGTACCGTCTATTTCCATAAGCACTAAGAAACTCATCGCAGCAGCAGTTCCGTCTTGCTGAACAGAAATAGTAGCCTCGTCAGTATATGACCTGAACTCTATCGCATAGGTTAGCTCGCTGGTACTGCTTGGGCTATCTACATAAGCAAATGGCAACGAGCTTATCATTCTGTCCGAAGAATTGCTGTAGTTGTGCATATCTATAATTTGGATAAGGTTTGAGCCACCTTTGGTCATTCTGAATTCGAGCATAACATTACCAGCTTTATAACATCCTGTTACCGCCCCCGTTATCAGCACTTTGTTAGAAGTGGATGCGCATGTAATCGTATCAGTCAATCCAGTCGCAACGAAGGTATCTGTATTGTTATCGACACGAGTGGTATATGTCATACTCTGCACCTGCAATATCTTTCCACCACCACCTGCTGCTGCTTCAAATGCTGGTGGTTGCCCTGCTCCTGCGGAAGTAAGTACCTGTCCGTCATCACCAGTTGCAACAGCTACTGGATCGCCACTGGCATCATATGAAATGATATTGCCATCAGTTCCCCCAGCCATTTTCGCTAAAGTTATAGAATTATCAGCTACATCAACAGCAACGGTAGCAGTATACCAATTAGTGGCATCCACAGCTATATATCTGCGTGAACTACCTGCAGCAAGTTGATTGGCATCTACTGCATTAGCTGATCCCCCATCTATAGCGTCACCAGTAGCAGGCCAAATTTTTAGAGTCTGAGCCGCATCGTCATTGATAATTAATATCTCTAGACCAGCTACAGCAGTTGGTAATTTTACTCCATCACCGTTAGTACCCACTACAGTTACACGATTTGTATTTTTAGTAAGTGCA